ATGATAAAGGAGAAATATATAAATTTCGTATTACTTTTAGCAGTAATATCAAGTAGCATTATCATCCCTGAGCAATTGCTTGGTCGGAATATATTTTACATCTATTCCTCAGTGGTAATTATTGGCTCTTTTTTTTATTTTAAGAAATTAACAATCACCCGTCAGGATTTAATGTTAGGTGCAGCCATCTTCCTTATTGGAGCATCTCAGCTATTATGGTCCTGGAAGTTTCCTGCACATCTTTCGGAGATCTATCGCGCTGATACTAATTATCCCAAAACGGGTGCTTATCTGATAATCGGCTCTGTAGTAATATCACTGTTCCCAGCGATCATGAGGCTATCAGGAACAGGCCAACAGAAAAAAACAACCTACTACCTCTTATTCGGTTTTATTACCCTGACATTATATGCAGTATATTGCAAAATCATTGCTCCCGGTGAGCGCCTTCGTATAAATACTTCATCTACCTTGAGCGCTGCGCTTTATACTATGTATTCGCTCTTGACGCTTTATTCGCTTCTGTGTATCAGCATACCTTACAGAAAAGTGTTGGCTTCATTCATTATTTTTTCTTCGCTATATATATTGATATTAACTGAGACTCGATCAGCTTTAATCGTGTATCCTGTAATTCTGCTTTACATTTTATTTAATAAATATGCCGTAGCAAAATGGAAAGCATTATCTATTTGTGCACTTTCATTTATTTTATTTTCACTAATGATTGGTGTATTCTCGCCAAATGTTTATAAGAGAGCAAGCGAGATTATAACCGATATAACTCTTTATCAGCAAAATAATAACACATCAATAGGAGCAAGATTAACGATGTGGTATTCCGGGATAAACGAAATCATAACCCACCCCGGAGGAGTCAGCGCAAAAGAGAGATATCAAATCCTGGCTGATTTTATCAATAAAAAAGAAAATGGAAATCCAGAAGCCTTACGCAATATACCCTATCATTTACATAATGATTTGATTGAAACGATGTCGCTTCAGGGAGCTGCCAGCGGCCTGTTTTTATTTTTTTTCTATATAACGCTTATCTATTACATGACAAGAAAGAAACCATCATATGCCGCTTTATTTCTATGTTTGCCGGTATTATTTTTTGGTACGGTAGATTCTCTTTTCATTCATGTAAGATTCGTCATTATGTTAATCGGCTGGCTGATTATTTACACCGGTTTAACTGGAGCTTTGCTGGTTGAGGATACCCCATATCCTCCCCTTAAAAAAGGCAATGAAGCTGAGTAATAACAACAGATACAAAAAAGCCCGCACGCGGGCTTTTTAACAATCGGCGTAGTTGTGATTCGTTATTTGCTTTTCTTGATGTGAAAGAAAATAAAACCCATAAACGCATTGATTTATATATGTATTTTTAATTTTTATTTTTCTTTGTGTACACCCATGTGTACATCATTTTGGAAGGTGCTCCATCCTATAAGCATAAATCGCCCGAAAAAAAATTCTTATTCCCACCGCAGAAAATTGCTCCTCTGGTAACAGTCCCATCCAGCCAACCAGAGAGAAAGAGGCTCCCTCTCCTATAGATATAGTGTTCTAGCGTTTCGGGTTGGTTTTTTCTTTCCCTCTGTAAATTGCATCAAAATCTGGCTCCTCATCTTCCAATATCTCTTCTTCGAAAGAGTGATGACGGCTATGCAGTGGATGGTTGAAATTGAACCATGTTGTTCTTGGACGGCCGTCCAGTCTTCGTACAAAAGCTATACCGTGATCTTTTAGTATCTGGCACTGCTTTGAAGGGAATTGCGCACCTGTGATTTCTAGCATTTCCTCATCGGTGATTAGCGTCATACATGGATCGCGTTTATCCACTTGAACTCCCCGTTAAATATGTACCTGTTACTTTCCTGTCCGGGCTGCAGGCAATCCCTGCATTGACCCCCATCAGAGTGCATCCGGGCAAAAAAAACTGATTAAACATAATCAATTTCTGGAGACTGTTATGAATGAAATCAAATCAGAAGTTTACTCATGGGCTGCTGAGACCAGCCAGGAGCATGTTGCTATTGAGATCTGTAAGGCGTGGTTTGTCAGTGGAGAATGTTCAGAGTACATAAAACTCTACCCAATGGATGATGCTTACGGCCAGGCTGACTGGCGGGCCATAAATAACAACCGGCAAAAACTGTTCCGGTGGTTTGATGGGCAGTCTGCCAGAGCAGTCGCAAGAACAAGGTTACTTCGAAACGCTATTTTGACGGCATTACCTGCTGAACGAAGGGCCAGAGTTTCCGGGGATAAAACTACTTATCTGCTGATCATCCTGACCAAAGAAGTTTCCAGAATTATCACTGCGGCTTTATTGCAAGAGCGTGACATGTCACAACAGATTAATTCCCTGCGTAAAGTGCTCGACAGCCTTGAAAGCAGCATAAGCGGCGTTGACAAAACGCGCGCGCGCGCGAGTACAAAGAGGGCTGAAACACGTCAACTCCCGTAGAAATTATTTTTCTTTTTTGATGGTTTTAGAGAAAAAATTGCGGGCATTCCGACGCGGAGTGTATTCGCTATGCGGTGTCCGCATGTTTTTGCGCGTTTGCGTAACGCCGGGATGTGTAGTTATGAATGAACTTTCGCGACAGGATTTGAGTCGGCAGGTCTTCCTTCCGTCTTTGCTTAATGTGGCACCACAAAGAGATAAGAGCATCACCAGCAAAGTAACGGGGTTCAGCCCCTTGCTTCCAGCCAATTACCGCTGTTTTTGATACATCCAGTTCTTTCGCAATATCACTAAGTGTAAGGCCCTCTCGTGAAATGTCCTCGATTATACGGAACCAGTCGTAACGATAAGACACGACAACAGGCATATCATTGCACCTCACGTCAGGGGAAATAATTCTATATAATTGTACTATAAAGTTAATTAATTCTCTTTAATTGCCTTTTTGGAGGTTGAGTATGTGTACTGGTATAGAAATTGCGGCGATCGGTGCATCTGTCCTCTCCGCCGGCGGAGCGGTGTACAGCGGGCAGCAGCAAAAAAAAATGGCGAACTATCAGGCCGCCCAGGCGGAGGCCGACGCCGATGCATCGCAGAAGGCGGCCCGTGTGGAGGCCGACCGTATCCGTAAAGCCGGACGTGAACAGGCTGCTGCTGCGAATGCCTCTCTGGCCGCATCCGGCGTCGAGACCGGAGAAGGCACAGCGCTGCGGATCACTTCCGGCATTACCGAAGACTCGGAGCAGGACGCCTACCAGACCATCCTAAACGGTGCGAACTCCGCCAGCCGGTTACAGGCGCAGGCTCAGGCGGACCGCATCACCGGAAGTAATGCCGCTACGGCGGGAAACATCAGCGCAGGTAGCTCTCTTTTGGCTGCCGGCGGGACTGCATATGATGGCTGGAAAAAGGCTAAAGAGGGCGGTTATGGATTGTACGCGGGGACCAAAAAATGAGAATACCAACGGGTAATTTTGGCAATGTCACCCCGCAAGCTCAGCCCACCCGAATCGATACTGGTAATGCCGGTGCCGTTGGAGACGCTGTAGCCCAGTTAGGTAGATCCGGGCTTGGTGTCGTTGAAGATATCCAGCAGCGGCAGGAGCAGGATAACCAGAACGCATTGCAGGCGTTGAGTTCCGCTGGCGGGGCGCAGGTTAATAAACTGCTGTATGACCCGGAAACCGGCATGACAGCGACCCGAAAAGGGATTAACGCCGTTGGTGCGACCAACGACACGCTGAAAGAGTGGGACGCCTGGAGAGATAAGCAGCTTTCTTTACTTCCACCAGCAGCCCGCCAGCGCGGTGAAATCCTCCTGACGGCCCAACGGGTGCAGATGGAGCGAACCAGCTTTGCATACGAGCAGGGGGAGCGCGACCGTGCGCTGCAGGAAACGTACAACGCATCGAATAGCGCCAGCGTCCAGAGAGAAAGCCTGTATTACGGTGACAAGATCAGTACCCAGCTTGAGGCCGGTTCCCGCAATCAGGGTATTGATGAATATGGTAAAGCGCAGGGATGGCCCGAAGAAAAAATAGCGTTCGAGAAAACACTGTGGCAGCAAAAAGCCGCTTCTGGTGCGTTTGATCTGTTCGTCAGCCAGCAGAAACAATCCATGATGGGGCCTGGCGGCGCTCTCCCGACTACCGGAACACCAGACCTTAGCCAACTGGCATCGGCCAATATGTACGTTGAAAGCCGGGGACAGCAGTTCCGCGCCGATGGCTCGCCTCTGGTTTCCGGTGCTGGTGCTGTCGGCATCGCGCAGGTGATGGAGAAAACGGGCCCGGAAGCCGCAAAATACGCCGGGGTGGAATGGAGCCGCGAGCGCTGGCTTAACGACCCTCAGTATAATCTGCAGATCGGCAACGCGTATTTCGAGCATCTGGGAAGCAAATACGGCAACAACCCGGTTCTCACGGTTGCGGCCTATAATGCCGGGCCGGGAATGGTTGATGACTGGATTAACGGCACCAATAAGACAGGTAAGAACGAAAGCCTGACGAAAATTGGCGATCCGCGAAAAGGCGAGATATCCGATGCCGGGTTTACATCCGCTATTCCGCTGAAAGAAACCCGCGAACATGTACAGAAAGTTTTGGGTGCAGCCGCCAGCATTCCACCGGGCGCGACAATTAGTTCCATATCCCGGATGCCGTTCTGGAATAAAATGTCACCGCAGGATCAGAGCAGCGCCATTGATAAGATGTCAGCGCTGTACGACATGCGGGCATCCGCCGGCCGCGTCGCACTGCAAAGCAAAATGCAGGATGATCTTGCGCTTCTGGAAGCGGGCAAAAACGTTTCCCCGATAACGCCGGAAGCGTGGGCCTCCACCCTGCCCGTACAGGCGACACCGGCAGAGCGCATGCAGCTGGAGCAAACCTTCCGCCATTATCAGCAGGCAATGAGCCTTCAGCCAGTCTATCAGTCCATCGTACAGGGAACGCCCCAGCAGGGGCTGGCCGCAGTGCAGGCATTGCAGCCACAAGAATCCGCCCCTGATTTTAAATACCAGCAGGAGCTGTACGCCACTGCACAGGCTAAGCTGACTCAGGTACTGAAAGCCCGCGAAGCGGATCCCGGCGGCTGGCTTGTGCAAAATGACGAAACGACCCAAAAAGCATTCTCAGCCTATTCAGCTAACCCTGAGCTACTGGGTGATTATGTGAAAAATGTCATAATCCAAAAACAACGCTTTGGCATTAAAAGCGATGCAGTTTTACCCAAAGCGCAGGCGGAGGCTTTATCTCAGGCTCTGTTGCAGTCAACACCGGAAAACCAGTCAAGACTACTGGACACCATTCATAAAGGTACCGGCGGTGGCGCGCCTTACATGGCCACGCTCAAGCAAATAGCGATAAATGCTCCCTCTGCGGCGGTAGCTGGCGTCCTGATGGATAAGCCTTCGTCGTTAATTGCTCAGGAAAACTGGATCAATCCTGATATCACGATTTCACCTTCGCAAGCGTCAAAAACTATTCTCGCGGGTTCTGCTGCGCGAAAAGGGACTAAAGATGCAAAAGGGATGACGATGCCTAAAGAAAACGACATGCGCCTTGAGTTCTCCAGTGCTGTGCAGAATGCATTCGCCGGTGATGCTCAGGGAGCCGCAATGGCATATGAGGTGGCAAAGGATTACTACGCGGGAATAATGGCCCAGAAGGGGGATTACTCCGGTGTTCTGGATGATGATATCTGGAAGCAGGCCGTTAATGTGTCAACTGGCGGTGTTCATGACTATAACGGCATGGGGTATGTTCTTCTGCCGTGGGGTATGTCGCCAGAGCAGTTTGATAAACAGGTCGATCAGGCGTGGCAAACACAGGTCACTGGTGCGGGAATCAAAGCACCGCCGGGGCAGTATGGCCTGCAAAGTTACGGTGACAGCCAGTATCTGGTTAAGCTCGGTGCAGGGTATCTGCTTAAATCTGATGGCTCTCCGGTAATACTGGATCTGACTCAGCAGCGTCAGCGCTTTATCGAGGGCATACCGCAATGAGTTATTTCGGATTAAATCAGTCGAATCAAAACCAACTGTCAGAAACAGCGGCATCCAGTCCCATTGGTTTAAAAAGTGATGTCGGTTTTTTCGATAATGCTGTGGGTGCCGGTGTATCAGGTTTGTATTCGGGCCTTGTGGCCAAACCGGATCAGTTACTTTGGGCGGGGATGGATAAAGTTGTTTCCCCTCTGTCCCGGTTTATTAATGAAAATACACCCGTACGGGATTCTTCTGAAGAATACATTGCCGAGCAGAGAAGGCTGGCAACACAGCAGGTTAAGCGTCTGACTCCCGATGCCGGTACAACCGGAACCGCGGGTCAGATTCTGTTTGGTCTATTTGATATGGGAGGTCAGGCTGTCGCCGGTACCGCAATCGGGGGGCCGCTGGGCGGTGCGGCGGCGGTTACCTCGCTTCAGGGCTTTTCTGAGTTTGAGCGTCTGAGATCGGAAGGCGTGGATTTATCAACGGCGCAGGATGTCGCGTTGATTCACGGTATAACGACCGGCGCCGGTACGCTGATCCCCATGAGCCTCGGTCTGCGTGCTGGTGGCGCGCTGGCGGAAGGTGTTGGCGCGCAGATATCCAGAACGGGCGAGAATGCGTTACTCAATGCCGGTGCTGCCGTAGCGCGTGCTGCACCTGACGTAGCGTATGCTGCGGGTACTAACCTTGCGTTTGGTATGGCGCTACGCGGAATGACGGCAGAAACGCTGCGCAACGCCGGTTACGATGATATGGCCGGTCAGTACGATGTTTTTGATCGCCAGGCGATGGCGATCGATGCAGTGCTCGGTGTTGCGTTCGGCGGTCTTGGCCGCTTTGTTAACTCCCGCGGCGAGAATGTTCGTGCGCCGGAGTTTGCCCCGTCTGATGTCGATGCGGCGCTGGCGGCTAATGCAGCCCACCATGCAGAAATTGATGTTGCTCCCGGAATACCGGTCAATGTTCTGTCACGGGATGCGCATGCTCAGGCATTACAGCAGGCAATGCGCAATGTCAGCGAAGGTAATCCCGTCGATGTGGCCAGCATTGTCGACCCGGCAGCATTCAGCGAGATACCCGGGCACCGCAGCCTGATTGCGCAGTCTCTGGATGAGGTGCTTTTCAATGCGGAGGAAGGAACCGCAGCCCGTGCGGCAGATACGCGCCGGCTTGAAGAGCTGGCCGCGCAGTTGCTACCTCGCGGCGAACGTCAGGTTTACCAGTCTGAAGTGGCTAACAGCCAGCGACTCATCGATAACCTGACTGAGCAGCGCAATCAGGTCCTATCCGAGGAACCCGCGGGGAACGGCAAAGCGCTGGCACGTGCGAGAGCCGACAAGCAGGGCCGCCTGCGAGACCTTGACCAGCGAATTACAGAGGCGCAGGGGCGTCTTGAGTTTTCGCGTAATACGCTGGCACCCCATGAGCCCGGCGGACAATTCTATGAGGCGCGCGCTGAACTTTCCCGCAGACGGCAGGCAGAAAGCGAATTGAATGCGCAGGCGCTCTCATATTACAAAACGGCCGAAGTGCGTAGCGCTGATGAAGCTGCGCCACCCGATACCGCTACTCATGTCCGTAATAGCGACCAACAGCGCACACAGAGCGAAAGCGAAATGGGCGACATTGATGTGAAAGCTGCTGAGGAATCGCTGACCACCGCCCCCGACATGATGATCACCACGCTGGATGATGAAGGTAACCCTCAGTCTCGCTCTGCTCGTGAATTGCTTGACGAGGCGAATCGTGAAAATGAACAGGCTATACAGGATTCCAGCCTTTTTGATGTCGCAGTCGCATGTTTCTTAAGGGGATAATTTATGCGTCAGGAATGTATTCAGGCAGTACAACAGGCAGCGCAGCGCACTCTGAGCGCTCGTGAAATTCAGAATATTGAAGACCGTATCTACAGAAACATGCGATCACTGGCGCGTAACGACCCTGCGTCATGGCGGATGCTGTCCGAGGCCGAACGTCTGCGCCGGGCCGGGCAACTTGCCGCCGACGAGTTAAAGCAAGAGGCTGCGTTAAAGAAACGTCGTGTTGCGTTAACTATCACCGCCCGCCAGCGCCTTGATTCATTTATTAATAATTACAAAGGGAAAGACGGAAAGCTGGAGGCACTGAATCGCACGATAGCTTTTCACGCTGACGGCAAAGCAAATTTCCTGTCTGTTGAATCCCGCGGGAAGGCTACGCGAGATTATGCGCTCAGCCAGTTGCAGGAAGCCTTTGAAGCTGTTGACCCTCGATTTTTCGGCCTGTTCGAAGATGAAAAAGGCGTTCGTGATCTGGTTTATGAAATTCGGGGGAAAAGTACGGGGAATGCTAAAGCCCGGGCAGGTGCAAAAGCCTGGAAGGATGTTACTGAATTGCTCCGTCGTCGGTTTAACGATGCGGGTGGCGACATCGGGCATTTGGATGACTGGGGCATGCCTCAGCATCATTCAATGGAAAAAGTTGGCAAGGTTTCTAAGGATAAGTGGGTCAGCGATATTATTGGGAAACTTGACCGAAAGTATTACACCAAAAGCGACGGGCAGCTGATGTCCGATGCGGAGCTGACGGCGTTTCTGGGTGAGGCATACGAGACTATCGCTACCGGTGGTTTAAATAAACTCAGCGAGACAGGTTTGCGTATTTCCGGGGCGAGAGCCAACCGGGGAAATGCTTCCCGGCAGATCCATTTCAAAGATGGTGAGGCGTACCTTGAATACCAGCGTCAGTATGGCGACCGCTCGCTGTGGGAAATAATGGTGCATCATCTGGAAAGCATCAGCAAAGATATTGCGCTGGTAGAAACATACGGGCCGAACCCGGATCACGTATTCCGTTCTATTCTCGACGAAGTAACATCAGAAACGGCCACTGCTAATCCTCAGCGCGCCGGGCGTGTAAAGCGTCTGGCTAACAGTACCGAAAATCTTTACAACTTCATTTCCGGGAAAACACAACCGATAGCGAATCCGCATATCGCCAGATGGTCAGACAATATCCGTAACTGGCTGGTGGCCAGCCGTCTTGGCTCCGCCCTGCTCGCTTCCTTCTCTGATCTCGGCACTATGTACCTGTCAGCAAAGGTCACTAATCTGCCAATGAACCAGCTATTCCGTAACCAGCTGGAGGCGATGGACCCGACGAATCGTACAGAACTGGCGCGAGCTCGCCGGGCCGGGCTGGCGATGGAATCACTCCTTGGCAGTGTAAACCGCTGGGCGATGGATAACATGGGGCCGTCTGTTTCGCGCTGGTCAGCAACGGCGGTAATGCGCGCCAGTGGCCTGACCGCATGGTCTGATGCGCATAAGCGCGCGTACGGCGTTACGATGATGGGCAGTATCGGAGAGGTGGTTAGGCGGACACCAGATCTTCGCAGTCTCGATGACAATGATTTTCGTATTCTGAAAAGCAAAGGCGTGACAGAACAGGACTTCGCTATCTGGAAGCTGGCCGATCAGGAAGACTGGGGGAACGGTAACACCACCATGCTGACGCCGGAAAGTATCATGCGCATCCCTGATTCCGCACTACAGCATATTGGCCCCCCTGAGCGCGTCAGATTTGAGGCTATGCGCCGTCTGCTCGGTGCAGTGTCGGAAGAAGTTGATATGGCCGTGATTACTCCCGGTGCCCGCGAACAACTTTTCACAACTGGCGGCGGTATTCAGAGAGGGACTGTTAAGGGTGAGGTAGTCAGAAGCTTCTTTCTGTTCAAATCTTTCCCAATCGCTGTGGTTATGCGTCACTGGTCACGGGCATTAGGTATGCCATCCGCCGGTGGTAGAGCCGCATACATAGCCACGTTTCTGGCCAGCACAACATTACTTGGCGCACTTTCAATGCAACTGAATGATCTGATTTCGGGTAAAAATCCCAAAAATCCTGTGGGCGAACATGCTGGAAAATTCTGGGTCAATGCACTTTTAAAAGGTGGCGGTCTTGGTCTGTACGGTGATTTCTTCTTTTCCGATCATACCAAATATGGTGGAACCGCTCTCGCGTCAATGCTCGGCCCCGTTGCTGGCTTAGTAGATGATGTTATCAAGCTGGGACAGGGGATACCGCTCAATGCCGTAGAAGGCAAGCCAGAACAAACGGGCGGGGATTTGGTGAAGCTTGGTAAGGGACTAATCCCCGGCGCTAATTTGTGGTATGCAAAAGCGGCTCTTGATCATATGATTTTTAACCAGTTGCAGGAGTATTTTTCCCCTGGCTATCTTCGTAAAATGGAACAGCGTTCCCGCAAAGAGTTTAACCAAACATACTGGTGGCGCCCACAGGACACCGTACCGAGGTAACTAATGTCAGATATAGATTATATTTCATACATTATTTTTGGCCTTGTTGTATGGGCGTTCCTGAGCTTTATGGGGAAGCGCGACAGAGCAAGGCGTAAGTTTGAGTTCTCAGTTAAATGGCTGTTTACATTTTTATGGCCACTGACAATTTTTCTTTCTTCGTTCGTCTACTATCAGCAAAACAGCACTATGGCGGCTGGTATTTTGTTCATTGTAGGCTGTGTTCTCTGCATCCCTGCGTATGTAGTTGCCAGTGAGAACCCATATCAAGCGTGGAAGAAAATAACTTCATTTTTTAAACTTAACTAAAATAGCCCGCTTGGTTCTAAGGAATTCCCGGTGATGGGTGGGTAAAAAAAAGCCTCAGGCTCATGCTGTCGCGTGGTTTAGCTTTGTAGTTTTTGGTCTGGTTTGCTTGGGCGCTTTTTATACCTACAAAGTACACATTTCAATAAGAATCGGTGCGGTAAGAATCCGCACCGCCTTTCATATAAGTTCTGTCGATCGCACCTCTGGCGCTCAGTTCTGCCGTGATAGCGTCTACTATCCCCCGGCCAGAGGACAGGGATTTTTCATATCAAACGCCTGAGTCCACATTTCCGTAAGGCGCTCCAGCCAACGCTGGCGGTTCTTCCGGTTTTTCCTCTGGTGTTTGCTACGGGACTGGCGTTCTGCATGGTTCACCTCTCCGCAGTTCGGGTGTCAGGTTTAGCGCCGGTTGCCATACGCTGGCTGTGATTACGGTGCTGTGCGGCTGCTTCCCGTGATTTCCCGTCAGTGATGCTGTCCAAGCACATCAAGCCAGCGACGTGCTGTACGTCGCCAGAATCCGCACTTTTCCAGTCGTTCGGCAGTGTTGTTGGTTAGCATGTTATGTTTCGCAGTATCAGATGAAGTCTGGCTGGTCATTTAAAGACCTCGATCACTAAAAGAACCATCACCATTCGGAGTTAAATACGCATCGAGCACGTATATCACATCGCCGCTGATTTCGTTTGCTGCTTTGCCTGTCATACCAACAGGTAACACCGGGATCAGCACTCCGTCTTTAAGTGGCCCAACACCGGAACATTCGCGCCATGCCATCACCGGGTGATAAACGTTTTTTCCTGCATTGTTCTGCTCTCTCAGGTACCAGCCAGCCGCCGCAGGAACATACCCGGAAACGGTGGCGTTATATTTATCTGTCAGTTTCTCTCTCATTTTTTAATTCTCTATATAGGCGCAAAAAATCGATTTTTACCGGGATATCGGGGTATCTGCGGAAAACATTATTTATTTCATGATGTTATGAGAGTTTTAAAATCCCGCCATATCCCGCAACGTTTTTTATCTCTTTTGAATCAACAACATAAACCGGGATACGATTGCGGGATATCTCCATCAGCCGGCATCAGTGAACAAATTTCAACCATATGCGAACCAAATTACCGGGATAAGGCGGGATATCGCGGGATATGGTTTAAGTAATTAATATATTGATTACTAACAATAATATTTTTCATATCCCGATATCCCGCATATCCCGCTGTTTTTGAGCCTCTGCTTATGTATAGCGGTTTTTACTATTCCTCTGGCTGGTCAGTCAGTACGATGAAACGCTGCTGTGTACCGTTGACCTTGACCGTTTTTGTCGTCCATCGGCCTGATTCTGCGCAGACCATCATCCCGGCATCCTCCAGCGCCTTACAGCCAAAATTACGACTGATACCGCACAGAATTTCTTCATCAAACACGGTAGGAATGATGTGGTATTCCGGCCGGCCATCATCCCGTCGACCGTTCACCAGATACCCGGCAAGGTTGCTGATTCGGGCGGCATACTGCCTGTCCATGTCACCGTTGCTTTTACCAAAGGTGTAAGGCTGAAAACGGCTCAGGGCATGGCGCTGAATAAAATCACGCGCACGGCTGACAACCTGATATTTTTCCCGGTTCTCCAGCCCGAAATCCTGTAACCAGTCATCAAATGCCTGCTTCGTTGCAGCCTGGCATTCCTCAGGTGTCCAGCCGGTGATTGCCTGTGCCAGATCCCCCGCTGCATCCAGCATCGCAAAACGTGAAGCCACACGCCGAACCTGTGAAGATGCCCCTTCCGGCAGACGACTCAGCCACACGTTTTCTTTTTCAATGGTGGTGCTGATAGCTGCTTCTTTGTTTCCGGCAAGCCAGCGAACCCACTCACGCCCGGCAGCGCCGCAATAGCCGGAAGAAAGGCGCTTTATCGCCCGTGCATGTTCGTCACCGTCGTCATAGCCGTTAAAATCCGTCGTATCGATAAACGGTACACTCAACAGGCGCACCAGTTGCCCGGCTTTGGGGGTAATACCACCTTTAAGCAGGAAGGTTTCAAAATCTTCTTCCCCGGTACTGAGCGCCGCAATTTTCCAGCGCATCACCGCACGGTTTCCCCCTTCCTTACGCCCCTGAATGCGGCCTACGCCGTTAAACAGGCTGTAGGCCGATTGCGCTATTTCCGTCACTTTCCCGCCCTGGCCTATCTCGTCTATGGGAATAAAACCATCGTTCCTTGCCGCAGCCTCTACCGTCAGGCCGTGCCGGGTGGCATCCCACGACAGCTTAAGCATGTCGGGGTCACCATACAGGCTGGTAGCCGCTTCAACGGTGGTAGTTTTACCTGCTGACGACTGCGCAAAAAGGTGAATACCAAAGCAGCTGCCGCCTGCCAGAGAATTAAGCGGAGCAGCCAGACCGACAAGAGCCCCCAGCATCATCGAGTGATTACCACGCATCAGGGAAGCCACGTTATCCCGCCACTCTGCTGCTGTGCCGCGCACGACATAGCCCCTGATTGCCGCCGAACCACCGCAAAATGCAACAGGTCGCTCCGGCTCCCCAATAACCTCGCCATCAGGCATAACATAAGCCCCGCAGTGCCATCCTGCTGTGGATGTAACTTCCCACATGGTTCGCTCCCCCTGACGCTGGAGATACTCAGCCAGCTTATTAAGCAAATGGGCGCTGGTGGTGATGGCAACACCACGTCCGCGCAGACGCGACCAGCCAGCAGGCATGCCGATTTCGTTGCGTGGCATGGCCTCATGGATGATTTTTTCTGTGCCCTCCGGCACCATCTCAATAATCAGATAGGCTTCGCTGCCATCGTTGCCGATCCCGACTGTGCCCATCTGGTCGCATATCCATTCCCCCGGGCGGATAACCTCTCCGGACTGCCTGTCAATTTTGGGCGTTACCCAATACAGGCCACCTGCGCGGGATTCAACGCGCGGGGCCAGTTCATCAGCAGGCGCACGATTCCCCTTCGCCCGGTTGATCTCGCCAACCAGACTCTCGCCGCGTTCGGCCTGACCACGCAGCCTGGTCAAATAGTCGCGCCAGTCTTCCGGCTGCTGGTCTGGGATACCTTTGTATAACTTCGCATCCTGCACGTCTGCCAGCGCCAACTTTTCAGCTATGGCGTTTATCAGCATCGGCTCAATATCACCCGCCATGTAGACACGCGCAGCACGCCGCCCCTTATCGATTACGCGCAGGTTATCCAGATCTGCCAGTTGCTTCGGCCCGAGGTAAACCGGCGGCGTAGAATCCCCGGCTATCTTCTGCCCCATACCTTCTTCCCAGCCTTTCGCGTGAGAGTAAGCATCGGCCCCGGCAAAAATAACAGCCTCGACAAATTTATCCTTTGGCAGGTTTTTAACGTTTGGTGCATTTTTCACTGCCGCCCCCTTAATGCATCACTGGTGTGGCCGGCAGGCCGTCAGTCTTCAGCGTTTTGATAAAGCTATCGTAAAGTCTTGCCAGTTCTTCACGCCCCTCCGATGACAGGTGCATGCATCCTTCGGGTGATACTTCCATCATCCCTTCATACATGCGAACAGCTATACCAAGACCCGTTTCAGCCCCATAATTCTGAATTGCTACAGCTTCGACGTTATTGGCCAGAAAAATACGTTCTGTTAATGGGGTAACGTAGAGATCACCATGCGCACCGGAATAAACCACCGCCCGGCCCGCGCTTCCGTCATCGCCGGTAATACCCGCCAGTCTGTTTTTCTCCTGCTGGTCCATGATGAACAGGAACACCACCAGCCAGCGATAGATAATTGCTTTCTGAGCATTCGACAGGATGTAGTAGCGCTTAAGATCACCGTCCAGCAACCCGGCGACAAATTGCAGCCCTGTCGGGAATTCGTCGTCATAACGCCCCTCATCAAGCAAACGAATAGCCGTGGGATAGTCCACCATCAGGAAGGATTGATGCATATCCTCACTGTTAAGCACTGGCATGTTGATACCTTCTGGCGTAGCTTCTGCATAAATTATGTTTTCCGCCGAAGATATTCCGTAAATTGCTAATACATCGCTCATATCGCAGTTCCCTCCCTCTGTGAATCAATGGTCAACGTATCAGCGCGACTAATGATCTCGTTGATGATGCTGATTTTTTCGACGCCCTGAGCCTCCATTACCCGCGCCATATCGGTTTTGTCAGTGAGTCGGGATTTTTCCACCAGAGTAAACTCACGATGCAGCCTGTCCTGAGTACACATACACGGGGAGTGATAACCTTCACGGTAAAAGATCACCCGATTTAACTGATGTTCTGCGATGGTAATAATTGACCCATGGCTGTCTTTCCAGCGGTCGCCGATACGGATTTCAGGATGAGCAGAGCCGCCGGAATTGCATCCGGTTTTATTTCTTTTCATAGATTTAACCCCTTACGGAATCAGGCGGAATAATGGTGAACCCTGCCAGTCGGGCAAGCTCAATAAAGGCGTTCAGGTTGGCCAGATGCTCACTGGCGGAAATGGTTCGCTCACTTACTACCCGGCCATTTTCTAAAGTCAGCAGAATGCGCCCGGTAAAATTCCGATAATGGATAGATTTATTTTTCGACATCAGCCACCTCCTGAACTGGCAGGCGAGCGGCCAACGAAAGAATGAAATGCGGAGAAAGGATACTCCGGGCTTCGCGCTCGGTTGCAGCATCAACGGACAAGCGGCAGGGTTTGGCCTTTTTGTCGTGACGATTGAGCGCCAGAAAGCGCCAGGTGAATAAAGTCGGGCTGATAGATGCCCGCCCCGTAAAGGATGTGGTACGATTTGACATAGCTACCTCGTTACTGATGATAACGCTGGTGGTCAGAGGCCCGGTTAGTGTTCCACCACTACCGGGCTTTGCCTTTTTGTGCCTTACCTGTGTTTCAGTTGTGGATAAGGTGTGCATTTCATTTGATATCAAGTGTGCATCCATGTCAACACTTTTAAATGCACACTTATTACTGTAATGTATTACACCACCAAGCATCACAGGGGGTCGAATGGCTACTGGTAGCGTCAACAATAAATCACAGATCAAGAATGTCCGCGTTCCACACGATGTTTTGACCGAAATGGAATCTGTAAAGTTTGCAGGAGAGTCAACAGCAGGTTTCATCGTTACTGCAATGCGTTGTGAAATTACTCGCAGGCAGAATGAAGGCAATGAGGAAACCTTACTACTATCCTCCATTGATGCTCTAAAGCGGATTGAAGAAATCGGCCTGAGGGCTGATGAAGAAATCCAGCAGATCATCAGCGTTGCGCGTAACGAATTACAGCAGCGGCAGCGCAAGAAGCCCAAAGATGCAGAGTAACCAGCCAGGCAAAGGCTTCTGTTATTCTGACGGGAGGCGGGGTTTATAACCCCGCTTTTTGTATCACTTAGCATTGTCCTGCCCCTCGATAAATGGCAGGGATAACTGGCTTAGGCTATTAACCAGACATTCCGCTTTTTTGAGCAAAACCAAGTCGTCCTTCCTCTTCCTGAGGCGACGGCCGGCATCGCTGGAATCCTCATCGGATTGCTGACGTGCAGCTGCGACAATGCCCTGTAACTCACCAATCGAGTGGCCCAAATAACCCCCTCTCTGGTGATCCAACTCCTCCATGTAGTCATAGACCTCGGCCTGCAGTTCATAGCTGTAGCTCATGGCCATCAAACATGCTTCACGTTTAGGAAAGTTGTAGCAGGGTTGAGTTCGGCCCTTATCATCAAGGTAATCTCCTAAAAATTTAGGAGATTGAAGCTCTCCCAGAACCTTAGGTACTTTATTCATGAAGTTATCGTGGCGGAGTTTACGATACTTCTTGCATGGAAACGGCAGGCCTGCAACTTCAGCTTTTGATTGACGATCAGCATTAATATATTCAACCATCTGAATGCTGCTCATAGTAGGGATTATACTGGTTTCAGGTTGCACGAAGCCCCGCCCGTCAAAGCGTTTATTAATATTCATAATGATGTCCGATTTTTAATTTACTGAGTGTGGGTTTTGTTTAATCACGCAGAATGACGGCGTTCGGCCAACCATTGATTGATCTCCACAGCATCAAATGCCGTGATTTTTTCGCCCAGCTTTGTAGGCTTTGGCAAAGTTCCGTTGCGAACTTTCCGATCCAGAGTAGATAAACTGATCCCCAGCATTTCAGCCAAACGATATCGGCGAATATAACCCGTTGTTGGAATAGCAGATGTTGTAGCTGATTGGTTTTTCATGTATCCCTTTACCTCTTTCTGGTGGTTATTGACTCGTTGAGAGGTAATAATCATCGGGATACTACTGAGAGTCATCGCAACGAAAAATAGATTTTCGTTGCGATTTTAAGCTTATGATTTATATGTCTTATTAGCCAAAGAGAAATAATTATCAATGCTCCTTGGGCTGAGAGAATTGCTCCTTTCAACCATTTCGGTCTTAAGTGCATCCTGAGTCCATCGCCTACTTTTTGAAGATGTGTTTTTTAAAGAATCCAGCATAGCTCCAATTACATCAAGGCAACCATTTAGGGATACAGAATTATTTTCAGAGACATCAACTTGTCTATCTTCAAAAGCCTCAATATTTTCCCGGCGAAATACAAACTCAACATCTCTTAGACCATCAGCTGGATAAAATGCTTTATGGTAGTTATTCTCATCAATGAACTCATTTGTAACCATATTAAACAAACCGCTTTTTACACCAAAATCTACTTTCCACTCAACACTCTCCTCATTAAAAGGCTCAACTACATTTATGAATCCATCATTATTATTTAGAAAAGGACCTTCGAGGCAAATGAAAGCAGCTGGCTCCCGGCCCTGAAACTGGGAGCAGATGTGAAGCACGTCAAGGCGTTCAGCACCTATCATAGGTAAATCATAAACTCCGGTAGGTATTCTAAATACGTTTCCGAACCTACAAATTTTCATTTCAAGTGGAATATTATCTTCGGCAGTTTTAAGTATATCATTTGGAAAACCACTATTGTTTTTCATAAAACCAACAAAATCAGACAGAATGTTATTTGTATCACCTTCTTTGCATAATATTCCGAACTTGGATTTTTCAATCAATGCTGAAATTTTTATATGTCCATCTAATGCCAACTGCAAACAATCAGCCTCAGAAAAATCCTCTTGAAATGAACTTGTTAAGCGTCTGGATGTTTCCTCCAGAGTTAACCAGTTTTTTAACTTAAACAGTTTATTCATCACGCCACCTTTCACGCTATACCTTAAAGAGTGACTTCACCCCGTCGAGCTAGATCCGGTCTATTCGATTACTTTGCCTTTCTGATAGGCGTCACGTTGTATTGCTCCCCACCCTCCAACGTTACCAGCAGGTCGGCCCATTGCGCCAACGCTGCTTTGCGTTCGTCAAAATACTGATGACGGTTATAGATGCCTTCTATGCCAGGTATTTTGTGATTTAGGCAGCGTTCAGCTATCACCGGGTCAATACCTATTGCCGCCATTTGGGTACGCATGGTGCGCCGTAGGTCGTGGATACTGAACGGCTCAACGTCAGCCATTTCTTTCAGCACGGAGGGCATTACCATATTTAGCGTGGCCCTACTAACGTGCGCCGTTGTTCTGGCTCGTCTGGCTGGGATTAACCAACGGCTATCACCGGCGAAAAGGCGAATCTCTTTAATCCATTCGATCACCGGTACCGGCAGCGGAATATCGATATCATCGCCGTTCTTAGCCCGAGAGCCAGGCAGATGCCAAACCTGATTATCAAGGTCAAATTCCGCCCATTCCGCAGCGCATAGCTCCATCTTTCGAACACCCAGCGCCAGAATGATTTTGAATGTGAGTTCATTCTCCCGGCTGATACCTCTGCCACGGCGCAGCGCTTTGAAGAACATAATTAGTTCATCACGGCTTAATGCTCGTTTGCGCCCCTGCTCCTTCCCTCCAGCATCTTTTGAACCAAAGGATATCGCTGGATTAACCTCAATCATTCCGCGCACCACGGCGTAATCAAAAAGCCGCTTGAGCATTCTAAGAACATCATTAGCCACCGTAGGAGAGCCACGCTCTAAAACATCCTGCAGGACGGCATCAACATGGCGTGGTCGAACGTCCTCAACCTTCATTCGGCCAATGAGCGCGACGATATTCTTTTGCAGACTACTGCGGAAAAGTTCAGGGTGTTTGTAGGTGGTTTCTATCTGGCGGGCATAGTACTCCGCGGCAAGCTCTGAAACGTGAATGGCGTTCTTCTCTGCCTCAATCTTCGCTATTGCCTCGGCTTTGCGCTCCTGCTTTTCTGCGGCTACGTCATACCCAAGAGCCACCCGTGCGGATAGCTCTTTAGCTACCTCTCTGGCTTTGGCAAGTGAGAAATCAGAATAAGAGCCGATCATCATCGTGCGGGACTTCCCCGCCAGCTTATACCGATAGCGCCAAAAAGGAGTTTTATCCTCTTTACGGAACCTGAGATAAAGACCGTCACCGTCTGCTCGCCCCTCGAATCGTTCCCCGTTCTTAATCCATGCACGGATCTGCATGTCTGTTAGTTTTGGCAT